TTGAGTTCAGCTTTGAGTTCTGCTGTGGTCATGTCTGCAAGACCTTGACGTGCAGCATGTCGAGCAGCACGTTTGATCTTGTTGCCATATTGATCTTTGTCATCGTCTTTCGTACGATACGGTCCATCAAATGGTACATCTTTTTTGTCTGCAGACTCTTCTTCAACACCTTGTTTGGACATGCGATCAACTGCTTTGTCGATGCCAAAACCACGTTTTAAAACTTTCTTTACAGCTTTGTCTTTTTCATTCTCATCACCGGCACTTGCCCCCATCATACCTGCAAGTCCACCTTTGAGCATATCGACTTTAGATTTCTTGACATACGAACCCAATGTCTTTGGTGATAGTTCGTCAAGCTGACCTTCTTCTGTAGGATGACGCAGTTTGTTTAATACTGCGCCGGCGACACGTTCACCAGCAGCCTTACTGCCGTAACGTTCAGCAGCACCTTTGGCAATCTTACTAAAGTTCTTGCCTGGCTTGCCAATGTCTTTACCAGCACGAGCTGCTTTAGCGGAATAACCAGCTTCCTCAACTTCGTCGTTGCTGTTCATTGCACCTGCAACTGCTCTTCCAGCTAGGCTCCCAATTGCTTGTCCTGTTGATCCTGCACCAGCTGCTCCAGCCAATGCACGACCGGCAAGAGCGCCAACAATAGGAGCAATTTCAGGTAATTCTTCACGATCCATTTCACCTTCTGCACCCAGATAATCTCTGGCTGTGTCAATGTAGTCCAATGCTTTAGTAATCTTGCTCTGTACCCATTCTGGCAGATTATCGTCTGACGCCAGGATAGCATGCAGTTCGCGGGCAGCGTCTGCAATTTGGTGCACTTGATTCAGGGCCATGTCACCTTCGCGGTCGTACTCACCTCGATCTTGAATATCAATGTCTTGCTCTTTCAACCCGCCTTTGCCTTTTAACAGTTTGCTGGCTACGCTGGGACCTTTGGCTCCCAACTTGCGGCCTGTGCCTTTGGGCCGACCAGCTGATTTAGGTGCATCGTCGTCTGACTCTGGTTCATCAAAGTGCTTGCGTGAGTATACTGTGCCTGTACTAATTTTTTTCTTGTCAAACGCACTGGCGGCATCGTCTTTGCCAAAACGCAATTCGTATTCAGGTGTGCCTGGAAATACTTCTTGCACTCTTTCCATATCGCCGTCGCCGTCTAGGTCAGCTTGCTTTTTACCAGCAGCCTTGGCTTTCAACACGTTGTAGGCAAATCGATTACCTTCTTCCATGTCAGCTTCGCTCATGTCTCGAACCACAGGGGGTTCACCTGAGTCTTGTCCAGAAATCTTGCGTTGCATGCCTATCTTTTGTTTTTCGCGAGTCAGGCGGGCCTTGTGTTTGGCTAAAGCGTCAGCATCAAATTCTTCTGGGCTGCGACGTTCTTCGTCAAGCTCTTCATCAAACACACCAACGCCATTGATATTATCCCACCATTGGGCTGCTTCTTTTGCTTCCATGCCGTACTCGGCTGCATTTGCAACAAAGTCATCTTTTTCCATATGGAGTGCTTGATCCTCAAGCCAACGCTTCATGCTACCTTCGTCAACCCGTACACTCTCATTAAGTGTTTTCTTACCGTTGACAGCGTCAAAATTTTCTAAAATACGATACATATCCATTATTATTTTCCTTGAGGTTTAAAGCCAGTGGCTGGACGTGGAGGACGTTTCATTGCTGTCATTGGGCTTTTAACACCCTGTGGCAAATCATTTGTGGTTACGGCAGGAGGTGTTCGACCACCAGCCACAGTCCAAGTAGCTTTTTCAGCTGAGTTGCGGACCACTTGCTGGTTACCGTCAGCATATTCTTTCTTGAGTCGTTTCTGTTCTGCTGAATCAGTTGGGTAATCTTTGCCCAGGACTGGAGAGGCATTTTCTTCTTCAATGCCCAACAATTCTCGATCCATGCCTTCGGACCATTGTAGGTCGTTGACACAAACATGATCAGCAGTAATACCACACAACTCAGCAAATTGTTCAATCTGTGGAGGCGTAGCTGGGTATCTAAAACTGCCATCGATAATGGTTACTCGTTGATTAGTCATGCCAGGGAAATCTGCAGGCTGGGCCTGTACTGGTGTGGTCTTTGGATCTGAAATCTTAACAGGATCAAACTTTTTGAGTTTTTCCTTAAACATCTTTAAGAGTTCAGCATTGACGTCACCGCAGATTTTGATGCGATAATCAAAGGTTTTTTCGCTTTCTGTCAGGTATTGTGAAAATGTTTTCATGTCATAGTCCTATGGATATATTTAGCCGAATCAAGATTTTGGTGTGTCCGGAGCAGACTTGTTGAGCAAGCGGCTCAACAGTTCATTGCGGTCCAACACATGTCCTTGAGCTGTTGGCAGGTTGTCGTCGCTGCCGGTGTCGATATCTAGCTTGGCTTTTTTGAGTTGTAGTTCAATTATTTTTAATTTTTTATTGATCTTGGCATTCTTGGCAGTGATAGCATGGCCTAGCATTTGGCTGGCTACTCCAAATATTTCGCTGGCATAGCGACTATCCACATTCATACCAAGATCCATGAGATTGTCAAATTCTTTTGTGGCTTTGGCAGCTAGTTCGTCCATTTCGCCATCTGAGGATTCTAATCCACGTACAGCAGGGAGTGCTAATTCGATCTTATCTAGCTGGGCTAAAGATTCAGATAGTGCCGGAATATTTTCTTCTGTGGCAGCGACGGAGTCAGCTTGTGCTACATCTGGGGTTTCACTGGCAGGAAAACCAAACAGTTCTTCAAGTTTTTTAGTCATACCGTATTTACCGGTTAACGACTACCATTTCTGAATATTTGATCTTCTGTAACAACTCTAAATTTTAAGCCTTGTCGACTTGCCCATTTTTCAGCAGCTGACCATTTGGCATAGTTAATGGCCACAACCATACGGTCACGCTGGCTTTGCCGGTCTTCTATAACACTTTGTTTGCGGGGTTTGATTTCAACCAATTCACCTACAGTTTTGCCATTGCTGCCTTGATACGTAATCAAGAAGTCTGGTACATACATGGTCATTTTGCCAGTTATGGGATGACGGTAAGGGATGGATACTGATTCGCTGGCCCATTGTAGGATGTGATCATTGTCATCACAAAACTTCATAAAGTGCCATTCCCAACTGCTGCGATATCTGGGAGGTCTTGTACCTACATATTTTGCAGGATTTAAAACCTTATAAACACCTTGAGCAAACTTGGTCATGATGCAACATTACGGGCAGTATAGTAGTTGGGTGTAACAGCAACACTGGTACCCAGCAGAGTAGCAGGGCTTCTCATTCCGTTGAGATAGTAGGCCATGAAAGCCGTGACTTCTACAGTGGATTTGCCTTCCACTTGACTCAACAGCGTCAGCACTGAGACATTGATTTCTGCAGCAATTCTGAACAAGGACTGTGTGAGATTTTTTGCAGCATATTCATTGCGTGTTACACTTTGAAAAAAGCTGTTTACAACATCGTATTGGTTGGAATCAACTTCTAGATCTAGTTCAAAAAATGTATCAAAGATCCTGACCGTAGGATCTATCTTGGGATTGATTTCGTTGACTGTGCCCATGTGATTTATTCCTTGTTAGGCTGATATAGGTAGATCTGATCCTGGGGTTGGACCTAATTCACCAGTCACGGGATTAAACTGTTTAGGCGGTGTTGGAAAGTTAATACCACTGCTGTTGATGCCAGGCTGTGGTCTTGCTTGTCCAGGAAGTCCATCTCGTTGCTGAGGCAAATAGTTTAATTGTTGTTCAGTTGACAACCGAACAAATCCCGACACTGATTCTTCTACAGTTGTTGGGGTAGTTGCATTATTACTCGGAACTGCTTGGCCAAGAACTCGTTGTTGCGAATAGTTGATAAGAGATTGTTGTGCACCACCCACAGGACTGGCCACAGTGCCTGCTTGTAAATCTTGTATTTGTCCTTGTCCCACTTGCAGTTGGCTGCCTTGTCCTGTTATGGTACTGGTGGATCCTGCTGCACCCAAGAAACTAGGGCGTACATCGTATAAAGCCGGATCTGCAAAACCCTGTACATTGATGTCAGAACGGCCAGCGCCGATGGCACCTGAATAATATTTTACAGTTTCATACTGTACAGTCATGGTGTTTTTCATGATGCCGTCATTGGAACTGTATTCGTAAGTGTCGTGATTCCAAGCAGAGATTAGAGGATTGACCAACACATATTCAACAAACTTGTGCTGATCAAAACCGTAAATGCGTATGTCGCGGAAGAATGGCGGTTTGCCGCTGGCACTGTTGGTTCCGTCACTGTAGCTTTCGCCTACGTAACCCCAGTCGTTGACTGAACGATTGTTTTCGTAAATGTCGCGATTGTTGTAACTGAAACCAGCTGCATTATTTTGGCTTCGGCCTTGTGTGCCATTGGTGTTGGGAGTGTTTCCGTACTTTTGGCTGGGGTCTTTGTAGTAATAGGAGAAGTAATTGTACCACATGCTGCGAATAAGATCGCCGCCGTCATCGTGAAATTCTATCTGCACCGGTTCGTAGTCGATCCTTTTCTGCACAACTCGTTTGCGATTGTATTGATTTAAGGTTTCAGTTGAGATCTTGAATTGCGGAAGCTGTATTGATTTAACTAGTACACCAATGGTACTCAGTTGTCCGGCACCGTATATGCTCTGTAGTGGTGGTATATTGGCAGTGTTTATAGTGAAGTACGTGTGAAATAAAAATTTCAGACGTGGTGCATTGGCATATCCGTTGGTGCGAAACGCCTTAGAGGCATGTGTATAGTCTCTAAGGGTTTCGTCGTTGTTGTTGCGATATAGGTTTACGCCTTGACCAAATGCCATTGTGCTGTATTACAGTCCAATACCTGATGTTGGGCCAGTTACTACGTCGCCACGTGTGCGGCCAACTGGTGTACCAACGCCTGATCCCAACGGAGTCTGCAGAGCATTGTCAAAACGCATGGTCAAGGCAATAGTAACAGCTTCGCTTGTGCCGTAGTTCAACTCACCGTAATTGGCGCTGGTCAAGAAGCAGCCGTACATTTCCCATGTTTCTAGCACAGTGGGAACGCTAACGCCGTTGCCGCCGTCAAGGATTTCGCACTTGGTCACAAACTTATAGTCAATACCTGAACTGGCTGATGCCTGTTCCATAAAGTCCATTTGCTTCTGTAGCTGTTCGCCAACTAGACGCTGAACCTGACCGCCTGCATCATCACGCAGGTTGATGGTGATTGTTTCCCAGGCGGCTTTACCAGCCAAGTACATCTTGCTGTTGTACAAGTCAATTGTGATTTCTTCAAACGTGGCTGTTGGACGAGTAAAGTCCATGACTTGTTTGGTTAATTCTGTACGCGGTGTTGAAACACCAAAGTTTTCAAATGTCACTCTAAAGCGATATTTGAGTTTGGGCATTAACAGACCTTGGTTTGGGTTGCTTTGATCGCTCGCCAAAGGCACTGTCATTCTAGTTAGTGATGAAACGGCCATTGTGTATCTCCTATATGCAATTATTTATGATCTTCGCGACCAAAAAAATGGGGCCATTTTGAGCCCCATTTTTGTCTTACACCCGCTGGTTTATACCACAGCAGAACTAGCTGTGTTGCCAGCAGCAATTTCACCTGTGTTCTTGATGCGAACTGGAATGTAGATGAATTCAACTGCCTTGACAGGTTCAATTGCGATATCAACATACAGTTCGTTGCGATCAATACGTGCTGGTGTGTTGTTGCTTAGATCACAGACCACCAAGTAGTCGTAGATACCACGCTTGTTAACCAAATCTATCATCAAGCCTGTGATGGCATTGGTGATTTCGTTACGTGTGATTTGATCGTTTGGTTCAAACACAAATGTCTTGCCAATCTCGTTCAAACGTCCACGAATAAATGCAACCAAACGTGCTACGTTGATGCGATCCAATGCACTTGGGCTAGGAGCAATTGTCTTGTTACCATAGTTGACAATGCCCGAACCCGGGATGAATGTGATTGGGTTGATCTTGTTTTCATACAAGACATCACGTACACCTTGGCCTGTGGCAATAGTTATGAACTCGCCTGTTTGTGCATTGACATAGCCAATAGCATCAGCGTTGTCAATCAAGCCACGTCGTGTACCAGCTGGTGCCAACCATGGGAAAGCAATTTCGTCACTGCGTACAATTGTACGCAACATCATGTGGCTTGGTGGTTGAACAACTGGACTGCCTGTTAAGTCAACTGTCTGGCAACTGGGGTAGAACAAACCAACATATTGGTCTGTTACTGTAACAGCATCTTCAGCAAACACATCAGTATTTGTTGCATACGCTGCTAAACTTGTACCAGAAGCATCCAGGCGCAATGGTGTATCACCAACAATAAATCCTGTGTTGCTGCGCTCGTTGTTGAGTGCAACCATGTTAGTAATCAGTTCTGGATACTGTGGGCAAGCCAACAAGTTGAATTGATTTTGTTCTTCGCGCA